AAGTTATTTCTCGTGTTGTTCCTGATGGTGTATTCATTGATGCCGATGGTTTGAATGAAGTTGACTTGGGAACAGGTAACGCATATAATCCTGAGGATGCACTTAGACTTTACTTCCAAACAGGTAGCGTTATTGGTAGGTCATACACACAGGATGGAGACTTTAACAATGCTCGTGTTCCTATTACAGAACTGAATAGCAACTCCGGTGCTGCCAAAACTCAGATGCTGATTACCAACTACAATCATTATCTCGATATGATTCGTGCGGTAACAGGATTGAATGAAGCACGTGATGGTTCAGACCCTGACCCTAACTCTTTGGTTGGTGTTCAGAAGTTGGCAGCATTAAACTCAAATACTGCTACTCGTCATATCCTTGAAGGAAGTCTTTATCTTTTCAAATCAATATCAGAAGCACTTACTTATCGTATTGCTGATATATTGGAATACGCTGACTTCAAAGATGACTTTGCCAATAAGATTGGAAAGTACAACGTGTCAATTCTTAATGATATCAAAGACTTGTATATATACGACTTTGGAATCTTTATTGACGTATCTCCTGATGAAGAGCAGAAGGCACAACTCGAGCAGAACATTCAGATTGCTTTGCAGAAGGGTGACATCAATCTTGAGGATGCAATTGACATCCGTGAGTTAAAGAATATCAAACTTGCAAACCAATTGTTGAAACTCAAGCGTGTTAAAAAGCAAGAGCGTGAAGAGAAGATGCTTATGCAAAAACAGGCAATGACTGCTCAACAACAATTGAAGTCTCAGGAGATGGCTGCACAGTTGGCAGTTCAGAAGATTGAGATGGAGACACGTCAGAAGATGCAACTCAAACAAGCAGAGATTGCATTCGAGATGGAGAAGATGAAGGGAGAAGCACAACTAAAGAGCCAACTGATGGCTGAAGAGTTCAACTACAACTTAGAATTGGCTAAGGCTCAGGGAAGTGAGTTATCTCAAAGAGAAATGGCAAGAGAAGATGCGAAGGCAAAACGTATAAGTCAACAAAACACTGAGCAGTCAAGATTGATTAATCAGCGTAAGTTGAATTTACCACCTCAAAACTTTGAGTCAAACGAAGACTCTCTCGATGGCTTTGACTTATCTGAATTTTCCCCTCGATGAGGATAAAAATATTTTCTATTAACTTTGCATAAAAATCATATCAAATGGAATTTAAAGTAAGAGAAGTAACAGGAGCCGAAAAAGGGGTTGCTGAAAAAGAACAAGAGTTGCTCGACAAGCACGAGCAAGGATTGAACGGAGGAGCACAAGGTGCTGAAGGTAGTGGAGACCAAGGATTAAATCCACCTGCCGGAGAGCAACAACCACCTGCAGCAGAACCTGTTGAACTAAAAGAAGAAGACGTTCTTTCATATATTGGAAAAAGGTACAACAAGGAAATCAAATCGTTTGACGAGTTGATTGCTGCACGTGAAGGCAATGAAGATTTGCCCGAAGATGTAGCATCATTCCTTAAGTATAAAAAAGAAACAGGGCGTGGTATTCAAGACTACCTGAAGTTACAGGAAGACTTTGATACTATGGACCCTGACAAAATGCTGAAGCAGTATTTCTTAGCAACTGAGGATGGTCTCGATGAAGATGACATTGAGGCTATGATGGAAGACTTCAATTACAATGAAGACTTGGATGACGAATCAGATGTTAAGAAGGCTAAATTGGCAAAGAAAAAAGCGATTGCAAAAGCCAAGACTTACTTTACCGAGCAGAAGGAAAAGTACAAACAACCCCTTGAGTCAAGAACGGTTGGTATTCCTGAAGACGAGAAAGAAGAGTACGAGGCATATAAGCAGTACATAAAACAGGCGAGTACCGTAAACGAAGAGCAAGAGAAAAAACGTGAGTGGTTCCAAAAGAAAACTGACGAAGTGTTTGGTCAAGAGTTCAAAGGTTTTGAGTTCAATCTAAATGACCGTAAACTTGTTTTTGCTCCCGGTGATGCCACTGAGTTGAAGAAGGTTCAATCAACTCCAATGAACTTTATCAATAAGTACTTGGATGATAACGGACTTATGAAAGACGCAGTAGGATATCATAAGGCATTAGCCATCGCAATGAACCCCGAAAGATTCGCTAAGTTCTTTTATGAGCAGGGCTTGGCAGATGCCACAGATGATGTGACACGTAAGATAAAAAATGTAAATATGTCTGAACGTAGAGCACCTGAAGCAATAAATAAGGGGGGAGTGCAAATCCGAGAAGTAAACTCAGGCGTAGGTCGTGGGTTGAAAATCAAAAGTGCAAAAAAAATCTAAGTAAAAACCCTTTAATTAAACAAAAAAAATGGCAGTAAACGCAACCCCCGGATTTCAGTTGCAACCCTCAGCAGAGCAGGTTGCCCTATCCACCAATTACATTACTAACTTCAACTTCTTGAATCAGTATCTTCCTGATACCTACGAGAAAGAATTTGAGCGTTATGGAAACCGCACCGTAGCATCCTTCCTTCGTATGGTTGGTGCTGAGATGCCCTCAAACTCTGACCAAATCAAATGGGCAGAACAAGGTCGTCTTCACACTAAGTACGTGGATGTAACCACAACTATTTTGGCAAGTGCTGACAGTGCTACCTTTACCGTTAACGACCTTAACGTAACAGGTATCGCTATCCGTCCCGGTCAAACCGTTATGATTACTCCTAACGTAGCAGGTCCTACTCAAAACAAAGGTATCGTTACCGCAGTTAGCACTTCGGCTGCTACCTTTACTGTAGCCTTCTACGAAGCAGCAGGTATGACTAACGCTTCAGCAGCCAACAAATTCACTGTATTCATTTACGGTTCTGAATTTAAGAAAGGTACTGTTGGAATGGTTGGTTCATTGGAAGCAGAAGACGAAATCTTCAGCAACTCTCCCATCATCATCAAAGACAAGTATGCCGTTTCAGGTTCTGACATGGCTCAGATTGGATGGGTTGAAGTAACCACCGAAAACGGTGCTACCGGATACCTGTGGTATTTGAAATCAGAGCACGAGACTCGTCTCCGCTTTGAAGATTACCTTGAGACCGCTATGTTGGAAGCCGTTCCTGCTGAAACAGGTTCAGGTGTAGTTAACGCTGCGTTGAACCCCAACTTCGGTAACAAAGGTTCTGAAGGCGTATTCTACGTAGTTAACTCTCGTGGTAACGTATGGGGTGCAGGTAATCCTACCACCTTGGCTGACTTCGACACAATCGTTTCTCGTCTTGACAAGCAGAGTTCTATCGAAGAGAATGTTCTTTTCGTTAACCGTGACTTCTCTTTCGACATTGACGATATGTTGGCTACCTTGAACGGTTTCAGTTCAACAGGTTCTTCCAACGCTGCTTCATTCGGTCTGTTCGACAACGATACCGATATGGCTTTGAACCTTGGCTTCAGCGGATTCCGCAGAGGTTACGACTTCTACAAGTCAGATTGGAAATATCTGAACGACCCAACTATGCGTGGTGGTCTGACCCTGTCAACTACAGGTACTTCTACCGCTAACGTAATCACAGGTATGCTTGTTCCTGCAGGTTCTACCACTGTGTATGACCAAATCCTTGGTAAGAATGCCAAGCGTCCTTTCCTTCACGTGCGTTACCGTGCGTCTGAGGCTGAAGACCGCAGGTACAAAACTTGGATTACAGGTTCTGCCGGAGGTGCTGCAACAAGTGACCTTGATGCAATGGAAGTTAACTTCCTCTCTGAACGTGCCGTGTGCACTTTGGGAGCGAACAACTTCTTCCTGTTCCGTTACGGTGCTTAATCCTAAGCAAATCAAATGGGGGGTGTCTTCAAAGACACTCCCCTATTTTAAATTCAAATCATATCTTATCAAAAATGAAAAAATCAAATTTAACACCCAAGGACAGGTACTACCGACTCGTTAACGAACTCGCACCTTTGTCCTACACGATTGCAACACGTAACACTCGCAGATATCCTCTGCTATGGTACGATGAAGAAAAAAATGTAAACCGTGCCTTGCGTTATGCGGTTAACCAAAAATCACCATTTGAAGAAGAGCAAGACGGTAATGCTATCATTGAACCGATAACCTTTGAAAGAGGTTTTCTTTTTGTTCCAAAGACCAATCCTGTATTGCAACAGTTTCTTTATTATCATCCTCAGAATGGTGTACTGTTCGAGGAAGTAGATAATGAGCGTGATGCACAGAAAGAAGTTGAGGAACTAAATGTAGAAGTAGAGGCTCTTATCCGTGCACGTGAGATGAGCATCGAGCAACTTGAGACAGTTGGTCGTGTACTTTTCCAACGTGACACAACAAAGGTTACTACTGCTGAGTTGAAGCGTGATATTCTTATCTATGCTCGTAACTATCCTAAGCAATTCCTTGATGCTCTTGAGGACCCAATGCTGAAACTTCAATCAAATGTCCACGTCTTCTTTGATAAGGGGCTATTAGGTTTCAGAAACGGTAATAAAGAGGTTTGGTATAATACCCCAACAAACAAAAAGAAGATGCTTACCGTACCATATGGTGAAGACCCATACGTATTGGTATCATTGTTCTTGAAGTCTGATGAAGGTATCGAGGCTCTTAAGATGTTAGAGTTCCACTTGGAGTCTAATTAATTCAGTTCGCTTAAAAGAGAGAGGGGTATAGCCCCTCTTTTTTTTTATGTATCTTTGTAAAAACAGAAAGGGATGATTAATTCAGTTAGAAATACTGTACTCTCCGTGCTTAATAAGAACAACTATGGGTATGTTTCTCCTTCAGATTTCAACCTATATGCTCAACAGGCACAGTTAGAAATATTCGAGGAATACTTTAGTGAGTATAATAATCTTGTAAATAAAGAGAATGCAAGAGTATCGGGAACAGGTTATGCAGACTTAAAGAAAAGTGTTGAAGAGATGATTGACATTTTTTCTGTAACTAATTTCTTAGGTCATAATTCAATAAACACATACTTTCTTCCATCATTAATCACAACAGGTGACGACTACTTTATGATAAATAAAGTTCTGTGCTATCCTGTGATTCTTGCTCAAGGTCAGAATACAAACACTGTTTTAAATTCATTAGAAGATTCATCTGCTACTTTCATCACTGATGGTGTAGCCGTTGGTGATATCGTTGCAAATCTTTCTACCGGGAATCAAGCCACTGTAGTAAACG